AAATATTTGCCCCCGAACCCACTTGGAATTTCACAATAACCTCCAGAATTAAGAAGAGCGCCGTGATTAAAGTCTGTTGTAGTCCAGCCAGTAAAATAATCAAATTCAGATGCCGCCGCTGTTAAAGATGTGGACGAAGCCCTTCCTCGCGCCTGACAAGACGGTGTAACTTTAGATAATCCTGAACAAGCAGTTGCACCGCTAACTAAACGAGGCATTAGCTAATCTCCTCATAGCTAATAAGAATCTCAAGATCGCTAGCCGCAGATGCGCCTCCTCTAATTTTTGTCCCTTCTTCAAGATAAATTGAGGTGCTTTTATCCGTCAAAACGAGCATGGTATCTGCTGGAACAGCAATGGTGTTTGCAATCTTAAAGCCAGTAGAACCGTTGTAGTAATCAACAGTTACATCTGCGCTATTAGTGCCATCAACATTTGACACAAGAATTGTGTTGATCTTAAACACCTTCCCAGACGATGCCGCATTAGCAAGGATGTCGGTAGTTAGCGTTGTGGTCAAAGCCGCGCCTACTGTTTTTGCAGTGATTGTTGCTACATTTACTATGTTTGGTGCCGCCATATTATCCTCCAAATACCATTGCTAGAGCTATGGCCTTTCCGGGTGTTGCTTTAGTGTTATCTTCCATTCGTGCGTTAAACTGAGACAAACCCCTGTAGACAACATACACGTTGTTAGTTCCTGATGAGGGCGCGGCATCAAATGTTAGGGTTGTGCCTGTCGCAGTATACGACTTGCCAGAACCCGGCTCCTGCTGAACATTATCAACAAATACCTCTAGCTCTTCGCTTACAGTCACGCCCTTGTTTAGCGTAAACGCAGTCGCAGACCCATTGCCACTAAAATACTGGCTGGTGGGCATTGTGAGCGTGGTCGCTGGTTTTTGTCCTACATATGCCATTATGCTATATAAGTCCCTGAAGATAAGAATGTGTGGTAAGCGTAACCGCCAGACTCAACTACCGTGCCGCCTGAAGCGGTTTGGCTTCCTAAGTATCTAATAATTACTATGCCGCTACCTCCAGCGCCGCCAGATCCACCAGTGTTTCCTGTGACAGGAGATCCTCCCCCGCCGCCGCCGCCGCCTGTGTTTGCTGTTGCGGCACCACCACTATTTGTTCCTCCGGCACCTGACCCGCCACCACCAGCGCCACCAGAGCCAGATGTGTTGTTACCTGTGTAGTCACCACCGCCACCACCGCCAGCGTAATATCCACCTGAGCCTGTTGATGTTGCTGTAGTAAAGGCAGAGTATGTATTGAGGCCAGCACCACCGTTTGGAGTTGACGAACCCGCAGTACCAACTGCACCAGCACCACCTCCGCCACCGCCGCGATAAATACTGCCAGTAGAGGCCGCGCCGCCGTTGTTTCCTTGACCGCTTGTCCCTGACCCGCCAGCCGCTCCGTTACCAGAGCCGCCGCCGCCGCCAGAGCCACCATCTCGGCCCGTGTGACCGCCTGTGCTTGGGGAGCCACCACCACCGCCGCCTATTGCGGTGCTTCCGTCAAAAACAGAATTATTGCCATCATTACCAACTTGACCGCCGCCGTTGTTTCCTCTGTTCGCTGTTTGTTGTGCGCCGCCAGCACCAACAGTTACTGTATAGCTGTAACCTTCAATAACTTGCTTTGAAGCAACGTAAAGAAGACCCCCTGCGCCGCCGCCACCAGATCCGTTACCATTACCAAAGCCAGACGCACCAGAACCGCCACCAGCTATAATTAATGCGTCAACTGCAAGAATTTTTCCTATAGAAGTAGAGCCTGTCCCTGCTGTTGATGAAACAAACCATCCCTGCGATGATCCTGAATAAACAACACTCACAACACCGCGCTCTTTTCCAAGCGCATAGTTACTAGCAGATCCATTAATATTATTCCCGTTTCTGGCGAGGGTAATAAAATTAGTATCGGCAGTAGCCGCAACATCAAGAACTTGAACAGTATGACCTTCCGAAGGTGACGCAGGAAGCGTTACCGTTACAGCCCCTGATGTAGTGTCAATGGGATACGCCTCTCCCGCAGAAGCGGTAAAAGATGCGCTTTTTAAAGACTGCCACTCTAACGAGTTAACGTTTAGTGCTATTTGATTTCTGCCAATAACACTTAAAGCCATTATGTAATCTCCAGTACAGACACAGTAACGTCAGCGGCAGATGCTTGACTTGCAGTTACACGAAGAATATCTGAGGCGTTCATCACAATCTTCTGATCGCCGCCAACAGCCACCAGTGACGATCCAACAGGCACAATTGCATCTTTTACAATGTGGACATCGTCACCGTCACTATTAATCAATTGAACAGAAACGGTAACTGAAACAGCAAGTATGTTGGCTACGTTGAGGCCAATGATAGTTGTCTCTGTTGAGGCGGGGCAAGTATACACATCAGCATTACTCGTTCCCACTCCCGTATCTGTAAATGTCTTAAACGAGTTTGCCATTTCTTACCCCAATGCAATTGCAAACGCCAACGCGTTTGGATCTTGCTCAGTTAAATTTACCGGAACGTCAGAAGCATCATTAAAAATCATCTTCTCTGAAGGCATGGTGCAAAATATTGTACGGGTTCCTGATGTCCAGTTTATTTTCTCATCACCAATCGTAAGAGCGGTGTTGTCAGACATCGTAACCGCTGTACTCAACACAATACTTGTCTGGCTGTTAACTGTAGCAATAGTCACAACGCCGGAGATTCCAGAGCCTCTGACGCGCTGTCCCACTGTTAGAGTACCTCCTTGCACGTTATCCACTGTAACGGCTGTAGAGGCGCTCACAGCGCCGTTAACGTCTGCTGTAATCTTTGTGCTACTGCTTTCTAATATTGTAGTCCTAGCCAGTGTTGTTCCAGACAAGGTATATGTGCCAATACCAACCTCAAAGGCCGTACCATCTGAGCAAGCATAATAAGTGGTGTTTCCATCACCTATTTCAGCAAAGCTATCAAAACTACCCACAGCACCAGCAAGAGTATATGTGCCAGTTCCTGTGGTTGCTGTAGTTTCTTTTACACGGTCTTTGATCGTTAGCGCCATTTTGTAGTATAGTACCTTTTTACTTCAACTCGATGCTAAGGTTACTTGCATTGATACGGAAGATATCACCGGAAGCAATTAACTTAGAAGCGTCTAGCTGTCCGACAAACAACATATTAGAACCATCAAACTTTAGTTTTACGTTGTCTGCCAATGTAACTGATGAACTTAACACAATAGCATTCTGAGATGTAACTGTATTAACTGTTACATGACCAGTAATACCAGCACCTGTTACTACATCCCCAACAGCTATTGTTCCTACGTTCCCGTCAAGAGCAACGTTTGCTGACCCGGACACCGGGCCGTTAACATCCGCCGAAGCAAAGTCTTTGTCAGCAACAAAGGCGTGAGTAACTGTGTAGTTGGCAACGCCACTTGATGGAGGAAACTCAATGTTGTTATCGTTAATAACTCTCTGAGCATCAGATATTACATTGTCACCAACAGAATGAGCGGCGGCGGTGGTTGAGGATGCGCCGCGAGTACAGCCTGTCAAAATGCTTGTCCCTGTAAAGGTCAAAGCGGTGTTGTCAGAAATTGTAATTGCTGAACTAAGAACCAAAGCGTTTTGACTTGTAACTGTGGCAACACGAACAGTGCCAGATATGCCTGTTCCTGTGACAACCATACCTACTGTTATAGTTCCTGAGTTTCCATCTACAGCTAAAGATGTAGATGAAGATACAGCGCCATTAGCATCAGCCTTAGCCGTTCCATCTTTACCAGTGTAGGTAATGATCTCTTGATTCACAACAACTGTACCTGATGTTGGAAATGCTTCCGCATCAGCTAAGATTATTGATGTATCAGAGGCACCAATAGCCACCGCCGCTGTAGTCACAGACTGTTTCCAGTTTGCGGCAGTAACTTGCTGTCTAACATAATCAGCATCTTCAGTTACAATATTAACTTCTGTTATGTTGCCGTTTTCAGCATTCGGTACTGCGGTAGCCAAACCAACGTATATACTATTGCCCGGCGTGGCAAAGGAAAGAGAGTCATTCTTGAACAAATAGTCAAGAATCCTTCTTTCCAGATACGAGGTTGCCGCATTCGTTGTAGCCATTATTCACTCCTTATGTGCGTGGACTAGTGGGCAGGCCTTGCCTGTATGCGTCATTGTTTTCTCTTGCTTCTGCGAGATCTTTCAGTCTTGAGATTGCCTCTTGGAAGCGCCCTTCATACATAGAAATAACATCTTGTTCACCCTTCATGTAGATGTACGCCTCTATCAAAGAGCCATACAGAAGGGCGTTAGGAGCATTGCTACTTAGCCATGTATATTCGTTGTTCGCTCCAGCTGTCAGACTTGCTGGCCTGTAGTAATAGTGAAGCTCAACTGTGTAATTTTGATTTGGTGTAGGCCCAAGAATAAAGTTAGCTTGGACATTACCAGCGCCTACTGTGGCAGTCGCATCAAAGAAACCATAATACTCCGGTCTTGCCTGAGTTGATTGGGCGGGGTAGGCTTCTCTAATGAAATTAACATCTTTCTCCAACAGGTAGCCTTCACTGCCAGAGGTTGTCACGAACAAAGAAAAAGGAGCCAAGAAATCACTTGGAGTGGATAGATACTCATTTCCGCTAGTTAGTGTTGATGTAGCGTTTTTACGAAAGTTCTCTAAGTCAACATTGACAAGAATACGATCTTCGGCAGAGCGAATAAACACAGGCAGATTCGTTACGAATCCTGTCTCGTCATTCTCTGTAAAGTCTTGTATGGCCTGTTTTAGCTCTCCGAATGTAAAAGACATTACTCAATCCTTACGATAGCTGTGCCGGATGCCGCTGTTGGAAACTCTACTGTAAATGTTGAATTGCTAGAGCTTTGGTTGGCCCCGAAGTCATAACACGCAACAGCCTTGTTTGATTTACTGCTGTTATAAATTAAAGCGCCTCTTGCTGTAATAGTAGAGTTTGAGAAGGTTACATCGTTAAAATCAACAAATGCAACGCCATTGCTGGTAGTTGGCGCTACTGTTGTTAACGTTGCCCCTCCGGCAGTGTAAGCAGTGCCAGAGACTTCATCGCTTGTAGAATACGCTGTTGTTGCCGAGCCAAGTGTAGCGGTATCGGCATACAGAGCCATCTTAAATGTATCTGTTGTAAAATCGTGTTCAGCTTCAAGAATCTCTTGCTTGAAACTTGTACACATAGTTGTGGTAATTGCCATTTCTTACTCCTAAAGTGTGTTCACCTTGTAACCCATACCGCTATGAACTGTGCAGTAAGTATACAGTGTTGGTGCGCCTACCGCCACCGTGATCTGAGTATAAGCCCCAGACGTTCCCGGTGTGCCTACTGTTGTCACCCCCGTAGTGTATTGCGATCCGCCGCCATGAGTGCCATCGGGCGTGGTTGAAAAGCGAAGAGGGTGGCCTGAATTACTGGCGTCTGATTGATCGTAACGATATGTAGAGCCTTCATTTACGTTTACGCCAGAAGCTCCCGGCAGTGTGCCGCTTTGGTAATACTTGTTACCGCTTCCGGGATTAGCAACAGTAATGGTATAAGTCGCCGCTAAACCTCCTGAAACAGAAGCAATCGGAACTGTGACTGCTCCTTGAGCAGAAACCCCAGTAAGCGGAACTATAATATTTTGAGGAAATGGAATTGTGCCAACTCTGCCTTGACCAGCAACCCCTGTAAGAATAACCCTTACATTGGTAGGAATTGTTGTTCCTGTTGTTTTTAGCTCACCAGCCTTTGCTCTTAAAAAAGGAACTGGAACGGTCTTCAAAGTAGCAGAGTCAAAAGCTGGCAATTTAACAGTTACAGACTCTATTTTTCTCTCAGGACGAGGGTTTAACAATGCTTGAGGGTCATTTATACGCAAGCGGCCCAGAAAGTTTTGAGGATGGTCTTGATCAACCACATCCCTTCCAACCTTCAGGCCAGTCTTGATTCCATTCTGGTATTCATCAACTAGGTCTGTCAGCTTGTATCTGCCGCCAGTCCTGTCGCAAAAACCGAATGCTCTTTTACCCTTCGCATACGACATCTATTACGCCTTGCTATAACCCTTGCCCCGCGTAGCGGCACCGCCACCACGACATGATCCGCCACTCTTTGCCGCTTTTACTGGCCCACCCTTCTTGGCGTAGCCCATTTTATTGCGAACTGGCTTGGGAAGTTTAGCCAATCCTTTTTTCCCTGCTGGCACAGGCTTCATCGACCCACCAGACTTCTTGCTCATAGGAAAACCAATATCCTTTAGCATCTTTTCCATACTTTTGGCGCTGGAACTTGAGCCGCCTTTTGACGACATAATTTTACGCAAAGCCGCGAGCTTCTGCTCTCTTGTAACAGCGCCGCCTTTGTCGTATCCCGTAACTTTCTTTTTCATCTTCCCACCAGACTTCATCGGAGACGCCATATCCTTCACCTTTTCTTTTGCATGTCTATATGTTCCCTGAAGCACCTCACTAAGAGCAGGAACATTTCTAGGATTATTCTTGTTTGCTCTTGAGTCACGACCGCCGGGGTTCATTATCTCATCTATTTGCCCAGTAAGGGTGCTTGTTCTTTTGCTCTTGGCTCTTTGACGCTTAGTTGGTCTTGGCTTAGGTGTGGGAATTTTCCCGCCATCTTTATAACCCATAGATTTCTTTTTCATGTTAACCTCCTAGATAAAACGTGTCGTATGGCACGAACTTCATTGATGATGAGTCTGTATCCTCTCCAGCGGCAAGCTCGAACTGGAACTCATACTCTTGTTTAAGCGGTGTCACACGCGCCGCCACTTCAGGCTTCTTCATCGCAATGTAGTAAGCCAAACCTGATACCAAGCAAGGAACAAACCTTGGCGGCACATCTGCTACAGAACCTATACCAGACGAGATGCCAGAGATGCCACGAAGTCTATGATACGAGAGAGTGTATGTGCCAGAGTCTGGTACAGGCCATAAAGTAAAGCTGACAGACGTTGCT